CATGGAGTAAATTGTTGCACGCCGTATTGAACGGCAACCAGCTTCTCCTCGGTGTCATTAGCGAAGGTTACGGCCTCTTGAGCGATGCCGATAATCATTGAAGGCGTTTCAGTTGCCTTCTGACCAATGCCAGCAGTAGCTGAGGCCGCAATGCCATCGCCTACTTCGATGTTGCCACCAGAGTTATTAACGAGAATGTGACCGTCACCAAGGCAGTAAGCGGTGTGCCAGTTTCCATCTTCTGGGGCGTCTGGAGTTTCTAAGCGAGAGCCGTAGGCACCTAGCAACTTACGCGAATGAGAAGATTGGGACTTCTGCACGCGATAGTAAAGCCCGTTGTAGACGTAATCGTCTTCATCAGCTGGATCGCCAGTGGCTTCAAGAACTTCTACGATTTCAAGCAAAGTTCCGTAAGGATAAGCGGTTGCATTTTCTGCATCAGGAAGAACACAAGGGTGATGCGCAGTAAACGCACCATAAGTAACCGTGCCGCCGCTGTAATAAACTTGACCAATCGTTGTTCCACTCCCATTTTGGAAGTTTAGGAACGTTCCAGCGGTACTACCCGCCCTAATGTTGACCCCGTAGTTAGTAGTTCTAAATCCACTGTTGTCAAAATTAGCGACAAACTGATTGTTGTAATCCGTGGAAACAAGGAAATCTCTACCTGCCTGAATTCGTATGCCTGAAGAAATATCCCCAGTCGCTGTAAAATGACCTACGTCATCAAAAGTGAACCGCGTGGTCGAACCATCACGGATATAAAAGTTGCCGATGCCTGAGTTAAGGTCTAAGTAGAGATGGCTTCCGTCACAGAACAATTCGGCATCATCACCAGTACCAAGAGTAAGTAAAACGTTGTCATTAAAACGCAGCGTGCCAGAAGTCTTTTGATCCGCAGCATCTGAGCGGAGGAAACTTCCAGAATCAATGCTGTCTAGTGTGGTGGCGTTGACATTGGTTACAGAAGCACCATCACCACTAAAACTTGTAGCAGTTACAGTGCCGGTGACGTCTAAACCTGCGCTATCAATATGAGCCTTTTCAGTATTTGCAATCCTGAAGGAGTGGTTAGTCGCACCAGAGCTATTTACAAGCATCTGATAATCGTTTGCGACTAAAACCCCAGCAGCAGTTCGAGTCTGAATGTTAAATTCATCCGTAATCTTTGTAATACAGCCAATTTCAGCGCCTGTAATCGCGCCTGCCCCTGTCTCTTCGAGAAATATCTCCGACCCATCTCCAGAGACATGCAACTCAGTTAAAGGAGAGGCTTCGTTGATACCGACATGGTTTTCTGAAGCATCGACAAACAGAGCACCACTATCAACAGTCAAATCGCTAGTGACAGTTGCTGTACCAGTAACGGAAAGGTTACCAGAACTAACGGTAATATCACCAGCGGTTGTAGTAATGTTTCCAGGGGTACTAATGCCTGTAGACGTTACTTCAAGTTGTGCTGTTCCTCCAACAGTAATATCCACCTCATCTGCTGCTGGACTGTAGACACCAGTATTAGCGTCCCCTGAGAACCTAAGAGAAGGTTCACTAGCCGTACCCGCAGCTAGAATAATGTCATTACCGTTGGCATCTAAATCACCACCAAGTTGTGGCGACGTGTCATCAACAATGTTGGTAATAGTAGAGCCTGCTTCAATAGTAACAGCACCAGTACGTTGGTCAACTTCAAAAGGACCAACAGTAAACTTACCGTTATGGTCAGTAGTAGCAGTCCAAACTTTACCGTTGTTACTTTCAGTAATTTGTGCAGTGTCATCTGGTACACCACCGTTTTCAGGCAGTGCGCTGTAATTAGTACCAGAACCAACATACTCCATCGTGTGACCGCTAGAAGCGATCATAGAACGCAGGAAGAAATCAACAGTAGCACCGCTAGTTACGGCTCCATTAAGACCAAGGTTTTCTGATTTAGAACTTGGATTTGGTCGGCTAATAGTAACATCCCAGCCAGCACCGTTAGCAACAGAACTAAGAACTGGATAAGTGATACTATTGACCGTTACCAGCATATTACTAGCGGGACGGTTAGCAGTACCGTGCCAACTAGAATCAGCAACTGGAGCATCAATAGTAAAAGTAATATCACCATCAGCTGCACTAGCAGTTGTACTTGCACTAAAAATAGCAGTACTAGATTTACCATCAGCAACCAATGCCAGATCACCGAAGTCAGTAGTAGAAGCAGCAAGGTTTGCCTGACCACCATTCAGAGCTTTGATGTGGTACTTGTTAAAGAATGCGTAGCTAGACGTGCACTGGGCATAACCGTTGTTTGTAACAAGGATACCAGGACCATTAAGGCCAACGTGGGTGTAGCTATCTGCCACCATTGATCGCAACGGTGATGCGCTGTCAACAGCAGAACCATCAATCAACAAACCACCACCAGTAGCTGCAGAATCGGTATCACCTGCTGCACCACCAGCAGGATCAACAGCATTCAAGTCGCTGTTATCAATCTCACTGTCAGAGAAATTGGTGCAATTCTGAATATACGGTGACTTAGTAATAGTTGCACCGCTATAGAATGCAAAGTTCCAACCTTGAGCAGCAGGAAGTACAGAGTCAAGAGTGTTAGTACCTGTGGTACCAGCTTTCATACCAGTCAACGTCAGGTTCTGAATAAACGAACCACTGTTCAATTCAAACAATGCGTGGTTACCTGCGCTTTGATCGCCTTGAGTAGCAACCGTTGGGTGTACAATACAGCTACGCAATGCCTGTCCAATGATAGAAACGTTCTTCTTTTGGATCTGGATAGGTGCAGCCTCTTGGTACACACCAGCCGCCACAATCACAACACTACCATCACCATAGGTTGAGTCAGCATTGATCTGGTTTACAGCAGCTTTAATGGTTTGCTTAGGACGGCTGATACGGTGACCATCATTGTTGTCATCACCAGAGGTAGCGTCAACGTAAACAACTTTAGGTTGGTTAGTAAAGGTACCACCAGAAGCAACTCCAACCCAAGCACTACCGTTCCACATAGAAAGGGTCAGGTCTTGATCATTGTCAAGCCAGACAGCACCTTTACCAATACCAGCGGTAGGAGTAGGTGTAGAGGTTTGTACGTAGTTTTCAAAACGACGGATAGCTGCTAAAGAGGTAAAGACTTTATCGTCTGAACCAGCGTTGTCATAGTCAGCAGTTTGATCAGCTAGTTTGATTTGGTCAGCGTCTTTGATTTTGTCAAAGTCCACACTGTCGTCACTAAGACCAATTGTAATCTGACCGGAACCAGGTGTATCGTCTGTAACACTGACACCATCAGCACCGATAATATCCAATGTCAAAGCATCATCAACTTTGCTATCAATGCGAGCATCAATTGCTGCAGTTGTCGCTACCTGATCATCATCAGAATCCCAAGTTTCAGTAGAATAAACTGTTGAGTCAAAGTTATTCCAATAATAAGTCTTCAGATAATCATCAACATCATCAGGAATACCAGTACAGTTACTTTCCTGAATGGCATACCTAAGCTGTTCAAAGTTTTTATTCAGGTCATCAGACCGAATAGCGGAACCAGGGTTAAACAACGCCCGAATGTCGTCCACCTTAGTGATTCGACGGATCTTAACGTTGTCAACCGTAGGTTCGTTAGGATCTGTAGGAGCAGTCGGGGCTGGTGGAGCAGTCCCCGTAAACTCTACAATCGTTGGGTTGGCATCAGTAATCTGCCAAGGGTAGGTGGCATCTGTCGTAAGTTTCTCGTCGTATTCTTTTGTAGTTACGTTCCAAAAATAAACGTGAATTTCAGATTTAAAAATGTACGGGAAATCAAAAGAAAATTGAGTTTTTGACCCGTCTCCAGCTTGAATTGTTTGTACGTCAGAGCACGCCATAGTTAATTAAATAAATTTACTTCCTTGTTTCCAGGATAGATGGGTCAAAGACTTGACCTTGTGTGGCATATTGACCACTGAGTTGTTTTTCAGTCTGCCTCAATTCAATAGCAGCATACATGTCTGCATCCATTTCAGCATATGCAAGATCTTCTGCTGTACGCCTTGCTTGAGACAAACGGGCATGAAGGTCGTGCCATTTCTTCAAAGATACTTCATCAGATTTAAATCCTTGGCTACGCAGTTCACGTAGCTCTTGGATGCTATTCCAGTCACCAGCATCACGCATGATTTCCTTAATAGCGTTTCTAAAGTATCCACGGTTACCCATAAGACGGAACAATTCAGATCGTTCTCTAGGAAGCAATCTGACACCGTTTTTAGTTCTAAACGTAGTGTTAATATCAAACTCTACATCTTCCAAGAACTTTTCTTCAGGAGTTTGTGCAGGATGAATTTGGATAGGGCTATAAGCATTGAAAAGACGTTGCATCATGCCGTAACCATTAGGTTTCTTACCTGTAACTGGGCTGTAAATAAAAGGCTGTTTAGTATCAAACAATGCACCAACATACCTATTACGGTTGTTAAGTTGTGACATAAAGTCAGACTCAACCTCTAACAAACCTTCGCTAAGGATTCGTGAAAAATCACCACGCAATGCAGCCATAGGACCAAGGCTGTTTACAAAACCAGCAGCCCAACGGTTAATTGCAGCACCATTACCACTTGTCATGTCCATCAAAGGCTTGAGGGTAGACAGAGTAGTGCGGTTAGTGATAGCAGCGCTCAAGATGAAAATCATTTTTTGGGTAAGGTTTTCCATGGCGGATTCACCCAAACTGTCAAAGTTATCACCAATATTTGCAGCAAGAGCTAACCAATCAGCAATAGGTCCGAATTGTTCATAAGAGTAATACTTACCATCAGGACCTTTGATGCTACGTGGTTTCCAGTTAGAGTTTTTGACACGAGCCAGTTGGGTCTCTTTGTCGTAAAAACCGTCACCAGTAATTCGGTCATGCATAAGCAGGTTATACACACCTAGCATTGCAACTGAACCGATTGCTTTACGACCACGAGTCATATACTTAAGGTCAGCAAGACGTTCCTGTTTAGCAATGACATCCATATTCTCAATGTCAATGTTACGAGACCTCAGAAGTTGATTAACACGGTCTTCATCTGCCAACAGGTTGTTAAGAGGTACATAAGCAAGTTCATTGACATCACGTTGGAAAGGCGCCCAAGGACCATACTTACCCATAATATCAATGGTGTTCATTGAAGTCGTTTGGAACATCATGAACGGTTTAACGGCAGGAATCACCCGAACAAAATCATCAAGACCTTTTGCTAAAGGTGTGTCAATGTTAAGTGCCATTTCAGAAGTGGCATACTTAACTGCCTCGTCTTGCAGCAAACCATCAGAATTAAACATCTGACTGTAATACTTGTCCGCAATAGGTTTGACGTTTTCTTTGGTAACAGGTTTACCAGAAGCAATTAACTCGTCCATAGCCCGGAACCTAGCCTCTGCTGATGCGTTAAATACACCAGTAAAACCGTCCATTGCAGTCATGGCGTTAGGACCAAACCGCAGCACAGGGTCTTTAGCAAAATCATTGAGCAGTTCAATTTGATTTACAATATACTGCAAACCACCATTACCTGCTGCTGCTTGAGTAGTCGCAGCTTTCTTAAGGAACTCCATCTCACGTTCTGACTGCATTAACAGGTCGATACGTGTACCAGACCTTACAGACTCAGGATTACGTGATGCACGCATGAAAACGTCACCAGCATAAGGCATTGCACGCTGCAGGGTTTCACCTAAAGAACTATAAGCTACCCAACCACGTTGGACACCTTTCAAGTCTGCAGACATCAAAGCACCAGCAAAGTGTGCTGTAGGTTGTGCAATGATACCACCAAAGTTACCGGTAAGTGCCTTAACACTAGAGCCGATACCAAGGATGCTGTTATAGATGTTAGACCATACACCAGCAACAATTTTGTTTTGTACTTCAGGATTTATATTGACAAGACCTTTACCAAGGTCAATGGTCATCTCATTAATCCACTTATTCATCTTAATAATGGTATCAATTTTACCATCAGTAAGTTCATAAGCAAGTAGGAACTGATCCATCAATTGCGGTTGATTACGTGCAATCTGACGCATTGAATTGGCAAACCGTTGAGAATCTTTAAAGATACGCTCTGCAGTTTCACCAGCACCAAGCACAGTAGCTTCGTTATAACCTTCGATATTTTTAAATCCGTTCTTTACCTGTTGGATTAGACCAAGCTTACGGTTCTTATAATATTTAGCAGAAGCAGACAATTGACTGACATATTGAAGCATGTCAACAATCTTATCTTGTGCTTCACGTACTGCGCTAGTACCGTTCATCAGGCGAGCACCTTCAGAAAGGTCTGAGACACGTCCAGAAAGGCTTCCAGCAAGGATAGACTGAGCTCTTGCTACATCCATACCTGTGAGCTCCTCACCGTAGTTACGGAGCATTTTAGAAGCCATTGCGAAACCATCTTCGACAAGACGTTCTGTACCATCTTCTCCACGAACAATATAAGGTTCAAGGACTTTACGTACATCAGCCTTAGTCATGCGGGGATCGAACAATTCAATTGCAAGATCTTCGTTGGCATCCATCACATCCTTAAATGTGACCTTCCAGTTTCTACCTTTCATGCCAATAGAACCAGCTTTATGCAGCTGATCAGCAAGAATAAGAACAACATCTTGTCCAGCACCTGGGGTATTTACAGAATATTTTAGAGCAGGTTCAGAGATAACATTACCAAGACGTCCATAGACTGTATCGAGGTTACCTTTAATACGTGCACTATCAATAGCAGCACCTACAACACCAAAATCATCTACAGTACGAACACCAAGCTCGGTGTAATCGTACATATCATGAACACCCTTAATAGGTTGAGTAAGATCAGGGTTCCTGCTATAATTGTACATACCTACCTCATCAAGAGCTTCCTCTTGCTTAATAGCGGAGCGTACAACAATATCTTCCGGAGACTCGTCTTCCAAACCTTTAGGAGGTTCGTTTTGTTTTAGCCATGCACGTGCTTCAGGTGTTTCACCAACTAATTGATTAGATTTACGTAGAGCTCCAAATGCATCAGCAGCAGCAGTAACAAACTTAGAAGCACCCATTGCTAGGTCAACAGCAAAACCCATCCCGAGATCTTCGTAGATGTTTTTCTGTCGTTTTGTATCTGTACTATCTGAATCCAGGGTAGCCATGCTATCCGGGATAAAGTCAAATGTTTTAGGAAACCTTTTCTTAAGTGTACCTGCCAGGTTGTCTTCAGTGTACTCAGCGCTAACAGCACCAACACCGACACCAGCCAAAGCTTCTACACCACGACTACCAATCCATTGTACAAACTTGTTTTGACCAATGTTCCAACCAACACGTGTGTTTGCAGCTTTACCAACTGCTTGTAGTGCACCACCAAAAATCATTGTAGGTGCTACAACAGAAGAAATTTCACGTACTGATTGTGCTACTTCATTCTCAAAATCATTAGGTTTAGAAATACTAACACCTGGAATTACGTTTAGCAGGTCAGCACCAAAATCAGCAAGACCTTGAACCAAATCCATGTCGCGTTCACGACCATATTGATTAAGTTTTTCGTAGTTAAGTGTACCGTCTGGGTTTCTAAAAGGACTGGTTTCTACTGGTTGCAGTCCTTCATCTTCAATAGGCTCAGGTTGTACTTCCGTAGAAGTAACAGGGGGTTGAGTTTGTTTAGGTTGTTCTTCCGTAGAAGTAAGAGTTTCTTTAGCGGCAAGTTCTTCAGCTTGCTTTTGGAGCTCCAACTGAGCTTGAAACTCAGGAGAAAGCTCCATTTCGCCTGGATCCTCCCTAAACTGCTCGTTAAGGTCGAGTTCCATAGTTTATTTGTTTAGTAATTAAAAACCAAGATTGGGAATAAAAGATCTATTAAGTTCTCTACGTCCAGCTCTATATTCCATAGCAGGTCGTTCATAGTTTTCCAAGAACCAATCAGCAGCTTCTTCAGGACTGTTAAATTGCATTTGAAGGAACTGAGGCGCTGTATCATCACGCAAAGCATGTCTAACTTGACCTTTCCAGTTAGTCCTCCAATCAGGAACCGACAGTTCCATCTTACGGTAACGGTCGTTGTGCATTTGGAAAAGACCTCCAGATGTTCCGTTATCTCCCAAAGCATCGACTCGGAAGCTAGACTCACCTTGAATATTAGCAAGGATACCTTTAGCGTGGATGTCAGAAACACCTAACTCACGTAGGTAATCGTAGACTTCTTTTGGAGTGGGATTAGTAGCACCAACTGCAGATGCGACAGGAACACCAGCTCTGTAATTAAGAGTAGTACCAACTGAACTATGCAATGCACGCATACGTTGTTTAGGACCGTTAACAGCGTTAAACAAGTCCTGACGCTGCTGCTCAGTCATAGTGTTGTTAATACTATTGATAATCGCTGGTGGCTCTAGTGGTAACACATTAGGATCTCCAAGCGCTTTAATTTGACGATTGATAACTGTAAAAGGATCAAGACCATTAGTCATTCCAGTTACAGCAAGAACATCAGCAGGAACAACAAAACCAGGTTTACCATATCCAGACACAATAGCTGTAATCTCATCTTTAGTAAGAATACTTTCTGGTGTATCTAGTGTTGCTTCTAAACCTTTGTCTGCTACTGATTTAACAATTGCTTGGTAGTTACGCCTTGCCTTTTCTACAGAAGTAAGGTTTCCTCCAGTTAGATTGGGGAAGTTAGCTGCACCACCAGGTTTAGATGGTTTACGGTACCACAAGCTGTTCTTATCGGTAGCACCAGACTTAACTTCTTCAGCAAGTTGCATAGCAATTGTGTTAGCAGCAGTGTTAAAATCAGCACCACCTGCTACAGCCTGATTAACCCGTTTTCGATATTCAGCCCGCATCTCTTGCTGAAGAAACACGCTCTCAGGTTCGTTAGGTTTTTGACTGCCAAAACTGGTCACACCATTTGCAACAGTTTTAAAAGAATCTGATTGATCTTTAAAAACACCTGTGTTGTACTTAGCTTCCTGGTCGGCATGACGCTTCTCCAGTTCTCTTCCGGAATTAGCATCTAGCCTTTTCAGTGCTTCGACATGTTCTTTAAGAAGAAATCCATCAGGAATGGTTTCAAGTTGTTCAATTTGACGAGCTTTAGATTTTGCTTCGACAGTGTAGTTTTCTTGATACTTAAGGATACTTGCAGGTACCCTACCATGAGTATCAATAAAATAACTTACAGCTGTGTCAGCATGATCTTTAGTAGGGTTATCTACAAGAAATTGAAGAGTATCTTTCTCTGCCTCTCTAAAAGCAAGGTTATCAGCTTGAATTTGTTGACTCCTATACTTAAGATCATCTTGCTGACGTTGAACCATCATTTCAGAAAAACGGTTCGGCCATTGCTGTGCATATGCGCCTTGACCCTTTTGTATAACAAAGCTTCCTAACTGCTCTTCAGTAAATCTATATTCACCCGTCTTAGCATCCCGTTTTGTAGCAAGACTTGCAATCCAATCATGCGTTGCTGCCCAATCGTAATCATTAGCCCTGTAAACGGACATGACTGAAGGGACAATGGTGCTACTAAATTCTGCAGGGTTTTGTGTTAAATTTTTAGTTGCCTCTTCAACAGCAAATAGTTTTGCGTTTTTTAGTTCCTGTTGGCGTCGCTGAGAAAGCACCGCCTGCATGGTTTGGTCTGCACTTTTGATAGCAGTTCTCATGCTACCAGGTTTAAGCCTTAGCCCACCAACTTCTCTAAATTTTTTACGAATAAATTTATCTACATCTACCATATGAGCCGAAAGCTCAGCTGAGGTCATCGGACGACCTAACTGCTTCTCTCTGTTAATAATGGATTCCTGAAGCAATCCGGGAAACTCATTTTCATAAAAGTAAGCAGCTTTAGCCTTTGCGGTCTCACGTAAAACCCTTCGACTACGGTTTCGCTCATTGGCAATAGCCACTGGATCAGCACCTTTAGCCTGAGCTTCGTCCATACGAACGTTTTTAGCTTCGTCTGCAACGTCTAAACCTAATTCAGCAGCAATAGTTCTTTTATCAATTGCAGCTTGATTTTGTTTGTAAAACTCAGTATCTTCCTCAATCTGTTCTTTTTCTTTTTCTAGTATGTATTTGCTATATGCCTCACCAGCTGATTCACTGATGTTAGAAAAACCTTTTAAAATAGTAGCAAAATCTTGTGCACTTTGCTCATACTGTTGCTGCTTAGCTCGTGCTTCCTTCTGGAGACCTGTTAAGGTGTTGTTAAGATTTTGAGATTGAATTTGATAATCTCTTTCACGTTGACCTGCTTCTAAGCTTAGGTTCTCCTCTTGTATAGCGAGTTGTCGATTACGTTCTGAAATCTCAGCATCTCGCTGTTCTTTCATACCTTGTATGACACGGGCGCTTTCCTCACGCATACGCGAGAGTCCCTCACCACTTACACTAACAGGACGAAAACCAGATGATTGAGCAGATTTAATGTATCTAGTTTGTGTCATAATTTAGCTTCCAAATAAATTGGCCCATTGGTCATTGCTTACACCTGAAAGGCTAGATGCAGCGCTACTTACACCAGAAACAAGAGGAGCTATAGTACTTTGTGTTGCTGGAGGTGGGATGTATTCAGGAGTAGCTTCCATCGGCTCAACAAAGATCATTGCCGGTCCTAATTCTGGCATAGGCAATTCAGGCAGAATTTCAGGCATAATCATTATTGATGCTTGAGCTTCCAAATCCGCACCAAATTTGTCCATTGCAATTGCTTGCAAGTTGCGTTGTGATTGCTCAACAGCACTTGTCAAACTCGCATCAGCAATAGCTTCATTACGACCAGCTGCTGCAAGAGTCGATTGAATAGCTTTGTTTTTTGAATTACCAGCCTGACCTAATGCAGACTGACCTTCAGCCTGTAATTGATCTACAAGTGCAGCCTGTTGATTGAAAGCATCTTCTGCTCTGATTTCATTTAAAGCAGCCTGCTCAGATTCATACGCATCAATTGCAGCGATGCTGTTGAAAACCATTTGGCTTTGTGCATCTTCAACTGATTTAGCATACTGGTCTAGAGCTGATCTGTATTCATAATCTTGAATTGCCAGCTGGTATTGATAATCAATAAGAGCTGTTTCGTATTCAAAATTTCTACTGTTATAGTAGTTAGCTTGTTCAGCTTCAAAAACTTCTTGGTTGTATTCGTTAGTAGCGTCAGCTGCTTCTTGTGCAGCTTCTTTCTGTTCTTCGTACGCCTCTTCGTTAGCTTCGTTTTGTGCAGCTGATTCGTTAGAACCAACGATACCGCCAACAATAGAGGCACCAGCAGATACAATACCGGCAACTGCGGCAAAGGCGCTCATCTCTAGACCAGATGCCGCCAACTGTTCGTCTAGGAGGTTATTAACTTTAGGATTAAACATTAAGACCTCCTATAATATTTGTCAGAATAGTTACCCTCCCACGTCATTGACACCAACGATACAGGGTATGGTAGATCACTTGTCACTTTAAGTTCAAAATTAGTGTTACGTTGATGGATGGGTAAAGTAAATAGCCTGTTTTGTACTACAGGATTAGTATCACCTTGATAAATATCACCATCTGTAGTATGTTGTACATCTCTCCATTCATTAGAACCAGTTGGTTTTAATTTAAATTGAATGGCACCAGTACGACCTACAGAAAGTTTAATTCTAGAAATAGTGAGTGAAGCTGTAAAGTCAGCACCTGTATCTGTTTGAAGATAGAACTTAGGTAGTGTAACTTCTAGGTCATAACTATAACCAACTACAATACCATCAGAATAACCACTAAAGTCACCTTTTACTTCAAAATAACGGTAACCAGTTACAGGTTCAGTACGTTCAATAGCTGTAGCCCAATAACCCTGATCAGAGTCAAGAGCAGCATCAGTACCATCATCTGCTGTAGGTAGTGTAAGAAGCATCATAGCTTCTTTATCATCAATAGGAGTGTAAGGTACGTAAATCTTAGTGATGTCATTAGTCTCATCGTACACCACTGCATCAACGCCTCCACCAGGACTGACAGGACGTGTAGCCATGTCAAGAGGTACGTTACCAGTGAAACCAGATGCTGTAGCTATGATGTTACCAGAGGGTAGTTCGTCTAGTTCAATTGTACCAATAGTGTATTCATCTTCCTGCTGTGTTACAACAACAACTGCATCGTTAATAATACTTGCAGCCTGTACATCACTAGGTAGTTCCCATTTTACCCATGCTTGGAATAGATCTTCTTCACCGTTGTTATAGTAGCGATACATGTACAAATATTTTGTATCACGGTCAACTAATATGGCAACCGAGTTAGGAGAACTAACTGTAATATCATCAATAGTATCAGGCAACCATTCTAGTACAGCTTTACTGATGTCGATTACAATTGGCGGTTCTTCTACATCACGCAGGGTCATAGTAAACAATTTACTGTAACCAGGTACTCGGCTAACAAACGCAGAGGTAGTGCCAATATCTACAGGTTTAATGTTTGTAGCCATTTCATAATTAGAAAGAGCCTGAATTGCACCAGAACTAGGTGTCAAAACATTACCATCTGTAGAGTATAGTTGGAACTGCTGCCGTTCACTAAACAACAACAAACCTTGTGGTGATGGAAGTACATCAGACAAAAGGACAGGACGGATACTAGATACGTTTAGGTCAATAGGATCTGAATCAATTTGAGTCAATGCAGACCTAGCAAAGAAATTGTATGGGTCGTTTGAAACGCTAAGAATTACATTATCTTCGGATAAGAATCCAAACCTATTGCTATAGAAAAACGTAGAAGTAATCTTCTTTCCAGTATAAGTTACAGGATCAGTATCCTCAACTGTAATAAAAGAAGGTGGTCTATTGGTTACATCATCTCCGGCAAGGCGATCAGTCCAAGTAATAGGACCAAATGTAAATGTAGTAGCGCCTGTGTTAATCAAGGCATGAGGCATAGTAGATGCATTCAAACCTGGCGACACGTCAGGTGCTATAGTTTCTTCCCAAAAACCACGGCTGTGATTACCGGCATCTGAAGCTACAAACTTAAGATAATAATCATCCTCAGCTCCACTGCTATTCAAAACTTGAACAACATGTCCATTAAAAGATTCGAGCGGTAATTTAGATACATCAGAAATACCATCCTCAAACACTTCAATAGCAGTGTTATTAAAACCACCTCTAGCATCAATACTAAACGCTAAATAAGTACCAGTTGGTGTACTGTAATCAGTTACGACCTGGTTACTTCCGTTTGTCCTTCTAATAACAATACTATTATTATAACCTTCAAGATACCAACTACCATCAAAATCTGAGTTAGCAGCAGTTTGTTGTGTTGTAATAAGGTTTACAATACCATCCATTATATGATGAGTGTTTGCAATCTCTGATGCTGGAGTTGTCGTATAAAACAACATCTGATCAAAAGTTGTGTTGGCTTGAGCCGTTACAGTAAATGATTCATCTTGAATCGTAACTGTAAATTCATCATTTTCTACAAGAGAAAGTAGTTTAAGAGTAGCTACAGAATCACTAACATACGTATTAGCTGCTTGCATAGCAGTGTTAACGGTTTTGTTGGTAATAATTGTAGTATCTTGAATGCTGCGGAAGTGATAGTCATCTTGACCTGTACCAGTCAAATAAGAGGTACCGGTATTAGTTACAGTGCAGAAAGTACCCTCTGCTTTTGTCCAAACATAAACGTTAGTACCTTTAATAGCACCAATGTAAGAACCAGCTGCACTACGATCAATAAAAAACCATGCTGCACCTGATAGCTCAGACTTGTCAAATGTAGTTCCATCTGCTTTTTTAAGCTGTTCAATGTGCTTCATGCCGGGACGCTTCAGCATACCGAATGTAGCATCTGGATAACCATTTACACATTCAGTCAACTGGTTAGTCAGCTTTTTGTCGTCAGTTTGGCGGGAGACACCACCAAGGAAATTGTCTATTTTTTGTGTTACTGCTGCCATTATCGTTGCAAAGTATGGAATGGTTTAAAGCTATTATAATAATTTTCCCCTTGGGGTTCGCCAAAGAAGGAATAATCACCTTGAGTGCATTCATATTCCATAGCCATAGCCCGTGCAAAAGCCTCTTTTTGCTGTAGGATCTGATACAAATTAGAATCATTCATAGTCCGACTAGCAAAGATAGCAGCAGCACGAGCTACAATAAATCCTTGGATCGGGTCAGGAATATACTCCCATTCAAAATACCACAAAATGTCAGCTTGTACACTAGCGTCAGTCCATTTGTAGGTATGTTTAATACGGTCGTAGAGTTTACCTCCACGGTTAACACTATCAAACTGACGGTTTCCAGACCTCTTTGAAGAGATGTTTAGATCTACCTGAAGCATATCGTCAGGAATCAAAATCTCATCATTTGAATCAGGAGTAAGTGTATAATCAAATTCTCTATTGAAAGTCCATCCTTCACTCTGTACCTCACGCGACACTTCTCTAAGGGTGTTGAGTGCAATCGCAACGTCCGGGTTGGCTTGAGTTTCAACTCTACTGGTAACTTCATTGCGAGTCAAGGTCCGTTCCGATACTGTCTGTGAAATGTTTAGAGTATATTCATACGTGACAGGATCAGTGGCAGGCGTAGCTTCTACACCAGCTACTGCAATAGACGTACCAGTGGTTACACCAGTACCACCAATATAAGTACCAACAGGAATGTTAGCAGTTTCAGTGGTAAGGGTGGTTCCTGAAATAGAACCAGTAAACCTAGAGACTTCGTTAATGACCAGAGTTTCTTCAGTTGTCAACGTGGTAACAGGAGCCTGACCAACTGACGCCAGGATCTGATTAACAGCTTTAAGCTCAGTGGAGCCAGTAGTTAGGTAAGGCATAATTGCAAATGAGTATTATTCTCAATAAAGAATTAAAAAAAAGGAGCCTCCGAAGAGACTCCCGTATAAAAATAGATCAGAATGCAGAAGGTGCAGAAGCGGTACCAGCGTACAGCTCGACACAAGCAGCAGGGTTCAGGTAGTCAGCGCCCATGGCGAGACGACCCAGGATCACATCACCCTGGTAGATGGTGGAGACGTCGCCACTGGTGACTTGCACCTGAGGAGCGATAGCTTCCACACAACCAGCGCCTTCACGCTGGAAGATCAGACCGCAGCTGTTAGCGAATTCGGTCTCTTCACCGTACTCGTTGTTGATACCGGTAACGTCGTTAGCAGCATCCTCAACAGCCTCAGACACGAAGGAACCGGTGTTACCAGGATCGGTAGTACCGGGGTTCGTAGCAGAGCCAGAACCGTACTTAGTACCGTACTGAGAGAAGAACGGAATGTTCATGGACTTGTAGATCTTGATACCAGCAATCTCCACAATGCCTTGACCGGATTGCAGGGCAGCGCCTTGCTCGTCACGGTTGATCAGTCCGTTGTTGCCAACTTCCTGGATCAGGGCATAGTATTGACGGGGGTTCAGAACACCCACACGACCATCTTGAGACACACCCTTTTCATCGAGAGCTGCAGCAGCATCGAAGAAAGCAGTGGTCAGGCTCTGAGCATTGTAAGCATCAGAGGCTTGCAGGTTAGAACCCACACGGATTTGAGTACCACCGGGCTCAACATAGCTAGCCTTGGTGATAGGAGAAGCAGCACGTGCACCACGAGTGATAGCACGGAAGATCAGACGGTCATACTTTTGAGCAAGAGCGTAACCGATCTTACGAGAGATCTCAGAACGCATGTCGTAATGAGAAAGAGTCTCATCAAGGTCGTACAGGAATGCACTAGAGATCAGCAGATCGTCAACCGTGATGGTCTTCTCGGCCACCGGAGGTGCACCGTTGGAATCACCCAGGATGCTGTTACCAGGAGTATGGTACTCAGCCTTGGTGTGACCAGTGTAGATGAACTGGAGAGACTTACCGTTGGTCAGCGTACGACGCATAACCAGATCCCGAGCGATAGCGTTGTGCTGGAATCCTTTGAACATCTCACCGCTGAAAAGCTTGAGATACAAAGCGCGGGCATCACCCGTCGCGTTAGATTGACCCGGACGCGTAAGCTGCGCAGGGTTCACAGAAGATTGAAAAGCCATTTTAATTTAATGTAAAAAAGTATTAAACAGACTTCAAACGTTTGAAAAATTTTTTGTGGTCTATTCCCACCGTCTAGACGGCTAGAGGTATCGGCGTACCGGCTCTAACCAATACAAGGGAGGTCCGACTCTGAGGTGCCTCCCAAGTTTTTACAGAAGACCTTTAAGGCACTTCTTTTGTTTGCGGCATTCTGGCTTTTTATCACCACATTGACCACAGCGTTTAAATACAACCTGGTTATCGCCTGGCATCATAGGAGTGACGTTGGCTGTAACCTTATTAGATTGCATTGATTGAGCTTTTTTACGAGCGGGCATAGTTATTTATACCTTTCAATGTTTTTAGTAGGAACATGCATCCCACCAGATTTACCAATTTTACCGTTGTAACCCTCTCTAAACCCTTGAAGGGTTTTTGCTAGTTTTTGGGTCATCCTATCTTCTTCAGGGCTATACTTTTTTTTACCAGCCATAATTAGTTAAGAACAGTTTTTTTGTAAGCTGTGCCACGGTAGCACAGTGCGACTTCTTTTTCTTCACGAAGCATTTTGTTGTAAGCTTTGATGATGAAGCGCTTTTCGAGATCAGACATAGTTCGTACAGGATAAACCTAACCCCCGTTCCATGGTTAGGCAGTCATGCGTCTATAGTTGACTCAAGTACCATTTTGGTAAACTGCGTTTCCAAGAACTCAATGTCTTGTTGTTCTTGAGGGTGACCACCAGGCCATTGCTTTTTGTATAGCCTTAGTGCATCACGAATAATACGAGCACCATTATCGCATACTTTAATGTCAAACATAGATGAACGTACGAAAAATTAACCGATTGCTGGTGCAGTCAGGGCAACAGGAGTTGTCTCAGCTGCTGCAAGATCCAGCGGGAAGTTGTGGGCGTTGCGTTCGTGCATGACTTCCATACCAAGACCAGCTCGGTTAAGGATGTCCGCCCACGTATTGATTACATGACCTTCACGGTCTTGGATGGACTGGTTGAAATTAAACCCATTCAGGTTGAAAGCCATGGTAGAAACACCAAGAGCAGTAAACCAGATACCAACAACAGGCCAGGCTGCCAAAAAGAAGTGGAGACTACGGCTATTGTTAAAAGAAGCGTACTGAAAAATAAGACGACCAAAGTAGCCATGAGCTGCAACGATGTTGTAGGTCTCTTCTTCCTGACCAAACTTATAGCCATAGTTTTGACTCACTTCCTCAGTCGTTTCACGGATGAGTGAAGATGTGACGAGAGAGCCGTGCATGGCGCTAAACAAAGATCCGCCAAACACACCAGCGACGCCCAACATGTGGAATGGGTGCATGAGGATATTATGTTCTGCCTGAAAGACAAACATGTAGTTAAAGGTACCGGAAATGCCAAGAGGCATAGCATCGGAAAAAGATCCTTGACCAAAAGGGTATACCAGGAAGACAGCAGAAGCTGCGGCAACAGGTGCGCTGTATGCCACAAAAATCCAGGGACGCATACCTAGTCGATAGCTAAGTTCCCACTCTCGTCCCATGTAAGAATAGATACCAATGAGGAAGTGGAAAACGACGAGCTGGAATGGACCCCCGTTGTAGAGCCATTCATCAAGTGTAGCAGCTTCCCAAATTGGGTAGAAGTGTAGTCCGATGGCATTGCTGCTCGGAACGACGGCTCCCGATATGATGTTGTTTCCATAGAGGAGGGAGCCTGCGACTGGTTCTCGAATTCCATCGATGTCTACAGGAGGTGCTGCCACGAAGGCAGTTACAAAACAAATAGTAGCGGCTAGCAGGGTTGGAATCATAAGGATACCAAACCAACCAACATAAAGACGGTTG